GGTCCTGGATCAGCGGGTCCATGTAGACGCTGAACGAGTTGCGCACGCGCCCGATGCGGATGTCCTGGTCGAAGGTGTTGTCGTCGCAGTACTCGGTGAGAATGCGGATGTAGCCCTCGCCATACGTCACCTGGTTCTCGCAGGCCGTGTCGTAGGCGACGTCCGCGTCGGACATATACTCGATGTGCCGCACGATGCCGTCAAACACCGCCGCCACTTCCGGGTCGGCCTTGTCGTCCGCCGGGATCACCTTGCCGCTAGGCCGGTTCTGACGCTGGTCGTTGGTGACCTGCTTGACGTGCTGCGGCAGTTTGTTGATCGTCAGGCACGGGCGGGCGTTGATCGTCTGCCCCTGGATCGCCCCGCGCGTTTGCAGCACGTCGGCGGGCCATTGCCACTGGTTATCCGGCGATCCGGCGAGGAACTTGAGGTCGTCAAGTTCATTCTCGCGGCTTTCCGAGTACGCCGACAGCGCCGTCCGCAGGCGCTGCCGCATCTGAGCCAAACGCTCTTCTTTGGTCATTTCTTCTTGGCCGTCTTAGCCGACTCTTTGAAGTCCTTGGCTGTCGGCGCCCCTGCGGAGCCTGCTTTGCGCATCTTTTCGCCCGATCCGGCCTTGATGCGCTCGCGTTTGGCGTGGATGTTGGCGTACAGTCCCGGTTTGTTGGCCATTAGCACTTCCACCTTTTCAATGACGCCTTGGCGCGAGGCGCGTCGCCCTTCGCGTTCTTCACCACACCTTCCATCCTGGCACAAAAGCTCGCCTTGCGGCCCTTGTCCGCCTCGGTCTTGGGGTTAGGTGCGGGTGCCTTCAAATTGCTGCCCGTCTCGCGGTTGTACTTCGCCCGCCCTTTGGCCGTCAGCCCCGCACCTTCTTTGGTCGAGAGCTTCTCGCCCCGCCCAACGCTCAGCGAAACGCCTTTCTTTGCCATCAGGCACCCATCCATGAGGTCGCGGCGCCCCCGCCTTCGTAGGCAATGACCCGCTTTGGCTTCGGATTGTACTCCCGATGGGCCAGCGGGAACGCAAAAGTCACCGCAATCGCGTCCGCCGCGTCGGGCGAGGCCAGCCCACGGGCCTTCATGTCCTTTTTCGACTCCAAAAAGATCGTTCCGCTGCTGTCAGGCTTCGTTTTCGGCCCGATCAGGTCGCTTTTCAGCTTCCGATCCTCCTGCACCGCCGCCGTTTTCAGCCATTCGCGCATGGCGCCCCACAGTTCCGCGCGCTTGTTGCCCCACATTATGGCGTTTTTTGACTTCCAACCAAAGTTCACGCCCCGAACCTTGTACCGCTGCTCTGTCAGCCGGTCCAGGATGCCGTATCCGAGGCCCCCTTCGTCGATGACCGTCAGCGCCGGCTTGTACTCCTCGATAGCCTCGATGACGTGCCCCACCGTCGTCATCGTATCGTCGCCGTAGTAGCGATGCAGCGCGATCAGGTCGCGCCCGCGCCGCACCGCGATCACCGTCGAGTCCGCCCCGCTGCGTGCCGGATCGACGCCGATGACCACTGGCGCCCCCATATCCTTGTACGCCGGTCGCCGGAACGCCTCCTCGACCAGTTGCGGCGGGATGAACTGATCGTCCCCGACGCTCGGAAACTCCCCGTACACCTCCACCTGCGCCTGCGGGCTGTCCTCGCCGTACTCGTCTATGATCTGCTCATAGACGCCTTTGTCCGTGCCCTCGACCGTGCGCGCGTCAATTTTCCGGCTGGTCCAGAAGTCGCGCTTGTTCCCCTCCACGGCCTCGAAGAAGTACCCACTGTTGCGCCTCGGGTTGCTGAAGGCGAACCAGTAGCGGTCGAGGATGTTCTCCGTAAAGAAGCCGCTCGCCACTGCCCAGATCGGGTCCGGTATGCCGCTGGCCTCGTCAAACACCACCATCATGCCGTCGTGGTTGTGCACGCCCGCGTAGCTGTCCGGGTTCTCTTCCGACCACAGTTTCCCTTCCGCCGCCCAGTAGCGCGTGCCTTTCTTTAGGTCGCGCTCCACCAGCGTCGTCACCCACTGCGCCGGGACCAGCTTTGTCGCGCTGATCTCCCACCAGTGGGCGTTCATCGCCATCGCTGTCCACTTGGTCAGTTCGCCCCAGGTGACGCTGCGCAGCTGCGCCTCGCTGTTAGCGCTCACGATCACAGAGCAGCCGATGCGCGTGGACAGCATCCACAGGATCAGCCAAGACACCAGCGCCGACTTTCCGATCCCGCGCCCCGACGCCACCGCCGCCCGCAGCGTCTGCATCGCCTCGGCGTGGCGGTTAGCCTTGATGTGGTTGGCAATGTCCCGCAGGATATCCCGCTGCCACTTGCGCGGGCCACTGAAGCGGGCCAGCGGCGTGTTCGCCTGCCCCCACGGGAAGCAGAACAGCACGAACGCCTCGGGGTCGTCCTTGATCGGCGCGGACCACAGCCGCACCATTAGCGCCTGCTCGTCCTCTGCACTATAGATAGGCTTTTGCATCTATTTGGGAGTCAAAGCGGCGGGGTTAATAATTGCAATTTCGTCATCAAGAAGTTTACCAAATGAGCCGGTATTTTTTAACGAAAATATTATTGCGTCATGGCCGGATTCTTTAGCTTTTTTTATTGCGTCAGCTTTTATTTGAAGAAAACTTCCGTCAAACACGGATTTTATTGGGTATTCTATTTGCAAAGGGTTTTGAGGTTTAAATTCAAATTCACTAAGTACAGGTTTTGAGGAAGCCGCTGTTCCAGCATTTAACGCTAACTCTTTAGACGGCGAAACCCAAAACACGCCTTGTTCTTCTTTAATGCCGGAAACTTTTCCTGACAAGGTAAAATCTGGCGAAGACACTTTCACTGGACCGCCGTGGTACACATTCATTCCTAGCGTTCCCCGGCCTGCACGCATTGGCGCGCTTGCTGCGCCAAATTGTAGTGCGCCGGCTACGTTAAGCGCTTCTTCCATTGGATCGTCTAACTGTCCTCGGTACGCGCGCGCAAACGACGTTATAGCGTTTATTGGCGCTGCTATAGCGCCTGGTAGCGCCCACTCTCGTACATTGAACACGCTGCCGGGCACAGTGTCGCGGAATGGCAAGAGCATAGCGCGGCCTTCCATTGACAACGGTTCTGTCAACGCATTTTTAACCGCGGGCGCTAACATGTTGCGACGGTCTGCCATAGCTTGTCAGTCAAGCCACTTGTGCATCAGCCACGCGACTACAATCACTAACAACACCAGGTATACGATCTTCACGGGCGTCCTTGACGAGGGTGGCGCTGCCTTCGATGGTGCGCCGCTCGGCCTCTTGCAGGACGGCGGCGATGGAGATCTGCTGGCTGATGTCTACCTGCACCTGCTGCTTGGCGACCCAGTCGTGGCGGTGCTTGAGCAGGTCCAGCGCGACCCTGGCGTCGCCCGCCAGCGCGGCGTCGTGCAGCACACGCGCGAGCTGTTGCTCAGCGTCGGCGCGGCCTTTCAGTTCGGCCATTTCGACGAGCGGGTCCATCTGCCGTAGGCGATAATACTCGACCGGCAGCATTTGCGCGGCCATCGCCAACTTGTCCCCTTGCAGTCCTAGTCGCGCCGCGTTGTAGACCAGCTGTAGGCGCGCCTCTGTCGCTTTCAAGATGCGGGGCGCGAGCGGGATCGTTTGTATGTCCATGCGCGGGTTATACCACAACTGTTGGCGCGGGTGTGTGTTGAGATGTGTGACATGGGGCTGACAAGAGGTTGTCACAAACTGTTTGACATGGGGCTGACGGATATGAAAAAAAAGTTGTGCGGCCCCTCCTGTCACAGTCACCGGCTGCGTCGGCCCTGCCCGGGGGCGCGCGCGGTCGGCCGGCGGTCGGCCGGCGGTCGGCCGGCGGTCGGCCGGCGGTCGGCCGGCGGTCGGGCTGGCCCGGGGCGCGCGCCCCCAGCTGGGGCGCGGTGCCGATCAGACAATGAACTCGGGGTGGTTGCGCACCCCGAAGGCGTCGGCCTGCGCCATGAGTGCGGCGCGGGCCCGTGCCGTCATGCTGGCACGGATAAGCGCGCTCAGACTGCGAGCGACGTAGTCGGTCATGCCCATCTTCAAAGCCACTTCCAACTTCGCCACTTCCTTCGCCTGCATCTTGTTCATGTCTGTCTCTCCAGGTTGTTGCGCCCGTCACCAGGGCGCGTGAGTAGGATCATGCGCCGATGCCGCAAGCTTGTCAAGCACTTTCGTACATCTTTTTGTGGACAGTACACACTGCATGGCGTGGACTATCCACAGCGGAATGCGTCAAACCGTGCGACAGTGAGGTTTGTGGACAAGAGGCCGAAAATCGTCCGAAAGTGTGTGACAGCGGGCTGTAGAGGCGCGCCCCCCGATTCCGGGTCTCGGCTGTGGGTCATTTGTGGACAGTTGTGGATAGTTGTGGACAGTCCACAAATTTACCCCTGTAAAGATCCAAGAGTCCTAACCCCCCCCCTACCATTGTCCACATGCCGTAAACCTTTGATGGGGCGGCGTTTTCTCCCACGCCCTCGCACCCACAAAATCACCCACACTTTCCCGCCCAAAAACACATTCCAAGCAATGCTATATATTGATTGTGGACGTGTCGCATGCGCCATTTTTGGTGTGGACAGTTTTGTGGACAGTGGTTTTTTGTGGACCATCCACAAAAAGATGTACGAAAGTAGTTGACAAGCTAGGCGGTCCTGTCGCATGATCTGTGACAAGGAAACGCACCCGCGAATCCGCCTACAGGAGAGACAGACATGACACACGCTGAATGCGCTAGCCTTGCTGCGCACGCCGCCGCCGACGCTGCGCGCGCCGCCGTCAAAGCTTATCTCGCTGCCGTTGCGGCAAAAGCGCCCGTTGAAGTGACCGACGCCGCGCACTACGCGATGGCGCGTGCCGAACAGGCACGCGCGCACGCTATCGCCGCGCAGGACGCGGCGATAGAGTGCATGGAAGCCGAGCGCAAAACCGCTGCGCTCGCCTAACCACCACCACCACGGGCGCCCTCGGGCGCCGACACTTCAGGAGAGACAAGCATGGATTACAACACCACCGAATGGCTCAACGCACGCGCGTTGATCGGGTGTGCTGAGTTTGACAAAGGCGCATCTCTCGTGGTGCGTTTCTCGCACCAGTGCGATGGAACGCGATGGTTCTACGTTATTGGGGCGTATCCGCGTCACGGACGCTATCTGCTCGCTGACCGTCCGATAGCGTATCCCGAGCATCATCTCGCCCATATCGGCAAGCATCACAGGCTGCCCGACTAACCATCGTCACCACCACGGAGACCCCCAATGCGTGAGTTCTTCCTCGCCCTCGCCCTGTTGCCCGTGCTCTGGGCTACCCTTGTAATCCTGCTATCACTCCCGGAGATACTGTCATGAG